TACAAAGGTTTCTATAAAATCCGTAATCCCCACAAATATAGAGGCGACCCCCGAAATGTCGTTTATCGTTCGGGATGGGAACAGGCTGTCATGCGCTGGTGTGATGACTCTTCTCAAGTAAAGGAATGGTCTTCCGAAGAAATTGTCATACCTTATCTATGCGAAACCGACAAACGTATGCATCGATATTTTATGGATTTTATGATTGTCTATAATAACGGAAGAACAGTTCTGGTAGAAGTCAAACCCGCAAAGGAAACCACGCCTCCCAAAACAGGCCAAGGACGTGCTAGACGACAAGTCATCAACGAAACATTGACATATATAAAGAACATGAGTAAGTGGAGCGCAACAGAACAATACGTTGCGGATAGAGGATGGCATTTCGAAATATGGACAGAACATCGTCTGCGTGAAATGGGAATACTTCCCAAACCTCTTGGCAAGAAACCTTTTAAACCTCTAAAGAAACTAAAACCCTACAGGAAACCAAAGAAGTGAAGAAAGTCTTTATTATTGGATTCAATCGAACCGCAACCAAAGCATTTAGCGAAATGTTCAAGAAAGGTGGTTATGTTTCTTTTCACTATGCCTGCCATGATCGAAAAGGCAATGTTGCGGTTCTTGCTCAAAAAATGAAAGAGAACCTTGAGTCTTATTATAACTTGTTGCATGATATTGACCATGCAAATGTGTATAGTGATATGTTCTGGCATCGTGAAAACGAATGGATAGACGGAATAAAACTATACGACAAGTTTAATCAAGAATATCCAGATTCTTATTTTATATTGAATACCCGAGAAATGGACGGTTGGTTAGAGAGCAAGAAAAATCATAAAAAGGGAGCTTATTTAAAAAGGTCTATGGAATACCATAACCTAGACGAACAAGGTATGTTGGATTGGTTTAAGAGGGATCGTGAAAAAACCGAAGACGATATTAGAACATATTTTCAAAACTATTCAAAGTTTATAGAGTTTGATGTAGAGAACGACCCCATTGTTAATCTTATAGACTTTCTAAAACCCGACTTCTTTTTGAAAGAAAAACATTGGGTTCGTGTATAAATACAGACAGAGTATTTAAAGGGTTTATAGATGTCTAACATCTTTGACAGACTGGAACGACAGGCGTTTCGTGCTGGAATTACACCTCGCACAGAAGAGAGTCGCAAGTGGTTTCAAAAGAAGGCAAGTAATCTTCGATCAATCAATCGTACAGAATTGATGAAAGAAGATCCTATAAAGGCAAGATCTAAACAAATCATAGGTGGAATGTTTATGTTCTTCTATGATCCAAAAACAAAAGATCAGTTGCCTTACTATGACACATTTCCTCTGGTGATTGTTGTAAAACCTGCGCCAGGCGGTTTCTATGGTTTGAACTTGCACTATCTGCCTCCTAAGTTGAGATTGCAGTTTTTCTCTAACTTGATGGACATACAAGGAAGCAAGCTTACCGAAGACGCTAAGTTTGCAGTGACCTATCGTATGTTGCAGAAATCGTCAAAGTTGCGATACTTCAAACCGTGTTTTAAACACTATTTGAATTCTCATGTAAAGAGTCGTTTTGCTGAAGTGCCTGCACCAGAATGGGAGATTGCAACCTTTCTACCAACCGCAGACTTCCGCAAAGCGTCTAGTCAGAAAGTATTTAACGACAGTAGGAACATGATTCGATGAGTGCTAGTGCAGCAGGGTATGGAATAGAAGACCTAAAGGGACAACTGGTTTCGTCTGGTGGTGCAGCCATGGGCAATCAGTTCATGGTAAAGTTTCCGCAGATAGAAGGATTTGAGATTGACCCCAACGAATTAGATATACTTTGTACTGCAGCGGCATTGCCTGGCAGACAAATCGTATCGCAAGACTATCAGATCGGAACCACTATGAGAAAAATTGCAAATGGGTTTGCGACCACTGATATTAGTCTTACCTTTATTGTAACTAACAGTCACAAGATTCGTCAATACTTCGAAGTATGGCAGGGATTAGCACACAATCCTGTGACCAAAGAAGTCGGTTATTTTGACGATTACACATATCCTGTAGAGTTGTCCACTATTCAAAAAGGACAAAGATTGTCAGCGTTTAAGAAACAACTTGGTGGACTGAACAAGATACCTTCTGCGATATCAAACAAGATTCCCGACCTTGGCCCAGTAGATTTCAGTCAAGGTGAGATTGATGTAGGAATTGCTTTTAAAAAGGAAACTACATATACATGTAAATTATTAGAGTGTTACCCAACCACTCTTACAGACCAAGCTATAGGCAATGGTACGGAACTAATGGAACTTTCTGTACAGTTGTCTTACACCGACTGGGAAAGTGAGCCTGGTTCTTATATCTCTGAAGGACAGAACGTTGTTCAATCTGTACTTGGCGGAGTGTTGGGAATATTTGGTTAATTATTGGAGAATATCATGGCATTACCTAAGTTAAATACATCACCTAGTTATACCACAAAAGTCCCTTCGACTGGACAAAGTATAACTTACCGACCTTACTTGGTAAAAGAAGAAAAGGTTTTGATGATTGCATTTGAAACAGGCGAACAAAAACAGGCACTAGGTGCTATTGTAGATACCCTAAGTGCATGTATCACCGAAGATGTCGATACAAAATCATTGACAACTTTCGACATAGAATACTTGTTTACTCAGGTGCGTTCAAAGTCTGTTGGTGAAGTTTCTACTATCGTGTTAACTTGTTCTAGTTGTAAAACCAAGAATGAAGTAGACGTAGAGATTTCTTCAATAGAAGTGGATATGCCTGAAAAAAGTAATGTCATTCCATTGACAGACACTATTTCTGTTGAAATGAAGTATCCTTCTTATACAGACATTGTTGCTCTTGATCTGGAAGGTAACGAAACCGAACTTGGATTTGCGATGTTGTCCAAGTGCATGGCTGCTATTCAGACTGAAGAAGAACGCATCGATACTAAAGATGTTTCGGAGAAAGAATTGCAAGAGTTCATCGAACAGATGACTAGCGAACAGTTTCAGGAAGTGTCTAAGTTCTTACAGGACTTGCCTTCTTTGAAAAAAGAAGTGACCTACCCTTGCATGAGTTGTGGTGAAACCAACACATATACACTGAAGGGGATAAACGATTTTTTATCATAAACCTCTCGCACGATAATTTGGTCAATCATTATAAGACCAACTTTTCGTTAATGCAACATCATCATTACAGTCTAAGCGAACTTGAAATGATGATGCCGTGGGAGAGGGAGATTTACGTTGCAATGTTAGTTGAATGGGTGAAGGAAGAGAATGATCGCATAAAACGAGAACAGATGAAACACGGATAATAAGAAATGGCCGAACAAAACCTAGGCAAAGTAACAGACGCAATCATTAGATTGCGTGAAGAAAACGCTACTCAGAGTAGAGAGATGATCTCTAAGCAGTCTAGTGCGTCTGAATCTTTGGGTGATATTGCCACACTTCTTCGTGAACAACTGAAAATGACTCAACAAGGATTGTTGGATGCCGAAGAGTCTCGCCGAGAATCTAAAAAAGGTGCGACTGACGATAAGAAGGAAAAAGAAAAAGGTGGTATCGACAGGGAAAGTTTTGAACTTAAAGGTGTTCTTCAAATTGTTGCAGGAATCGGTGCGGCGATTGCAGGCTTTGTTGCAGGATTTGCGGCTGCTATTACAAATGGTATTAAACTCATGTTTTCTGGTGTTACTACTAGAGTTGGTAACATTGTCAAAGGTATTACAACATCTATCAAAGAAAGTGCTATCGTAAAGAACATTTCTACTCGACTAAAAAGCATCTTCGCACCAGTCACACGTTTCATCGATGCTCTTGGTGATGTCTTCGGGAAACGTGGTACTGGCCAGTTTCTAAAAGGTAGTACATATAAAACTCTAGGAAATCTGACAAAATATGTTCGTTCATTCGCAGATTGGACTAAGCGTGTGTCTGAAGGATGGAGACTAGTAGGTCAAGCAGCTGCTGGAAAAGTAGTACAGACTATTGATAAAGTACGTGATGCTGTAAGGGCGTTTGGTGCGTCAATCAATAACACTCTCAAGTCTCTACGTGGTGTCAATAAATTTGGCGATCTACGTGCATTTGCAGAACTCAAGAAAGTACTCAGTGCTAAGATAGTACAACCATTCACAAACTTTATCAAAGGCGTAAAAGGTGTGGGCGAGTCTACATCTAAGATCGGCAAAACTTTAGGGAAGTTCTTCTCTGTATTCAAAGTAATCGGTCGTTTCGTTGCATTCCCTCTTACTATTGTCATGGGTATCATCGATGCATTTAAAGGATTCCAAGCAGGACAAGATCGACAAATAGGATTCTTCAATAAATTGATTGGCGGTCTTGGCGGTGCGATTACGGGTGTCCTCAAAGGGCTGGTTGCTATGCCTTTGGATCTAATCAAAGGTGCGGTCTCTTGGATTGCAGGCAAACTAGGATTTGAAAACTTCTCTAAACTTCTTGACTCGTTCAGTTTTGGTGAACTGTTTCAAAAAATTGGAGATTCAATCACTGACGGGTTTGTCAAGTTCTTTGATGGTATTGTCTATGTACTAAAGAATGCTTGGGCAGGTTTGATGAAACCTTTCCAAGACGGATTCAGTTTTGGTGCAGTGGCAGAATTCATTATTACGCTTCCAACTAAGTTTGTTGGTGCTATTCTGGATTTAGTGAAGAATGGTGTTTCTGCCCTTCTTAGTATCTTTGGCCAAGAAGATGCGGCTGCTGCGTTAGATGAATTTAGTTTTATTGATACATTCGAAGGTATTATAGACTTTGTTAAGACTCTGCCGGGCAAACTAGTTGACAAGATAGTAGGAATGTTCGAAGGATTTGACATAGGTTCTGCACTAGAAGGTATTGGTGACTTTGCTACTGCTGCAACTAATCAGTTGAAGGCATTGATTAGAAACATTCTACCAGATCCAGATAGCATATTAGCAAAGATTATTCCAGACGCACTCTACGAATGGACAGATACACCTGCGCCACCTCCGCCTAAAAAACCTGAAGAACCTGCTCCAAAAGAAGAACCTGTTTCTGAACTACCTGCTCCAACACCAAAACCTGAAAAACCTGCGTTAGATCCTAACACAATGGTTGATAAAAAGGGTGATGTTTATGGTGACGAATTCATTGATCCTGTTACTGGTGAAAAGAGAAGACAACGAATATTCAAATCAGATCAACAGGCTCAAGCAAAGGTTGATAAAGATACCGCTGATTTCCTTGCTGAAATGGACGCACTGGAAGCAAAACCGAAACGTCCAGATATTACTCCACAGACTGTACGTGGTAATGATCTTGATACGATGTCAAAAGAAAATGCACAATCTGGTGGTGCAACTAATGTCGTAGTCGCTGCTCCGCAACAACAGACAGTAAACAACAACAGTACTCAGAGTACTACTGCAGTGATGGATCAGAACCTACCAACAGTAGATCAGAATGATCGTACCTATGCATATGGTGGATAAGAAAAAGGGGACTTGCGTCCCCTTGTGATTAGTCTTCTTGTGCCATCTTGGCAAAGTAAGACAGAGTGTCCTCTTCGTCATCTTCCGCACCGACAGTAGGTGCAGGCGCAACTACTATTTCAGGTTCGGGTGCAGAACGACCAACGTTCGCTTCTGCAGTCTGAGACAAAGCCTCGTTCTTCGCAGTCACATTAGAACCTACAGCAGTTCCTAGTACAAGACCAAGACGACCTTCCAGTTCTTCATACGACTTGAAGTTAGCGGGATCAACAAACTCGTTGAGATCATACAACTGATTGTATGTCGCTTCAAGTTTTACTTCGTCTGCTTCAAACAAAGCAGATGTTCCCTTAAACTCTGACTTGTCATAGTTCCGATAACCAGCAACGTTGCGAATCTTCAGTTCGAAGTCTGCACCGTTCCAGAAGTCAAAAGGATTGACTGGTTCTTCGCCAGGAAATTGTGGTTGCATAAGATCCATGATCTTGTCAAAGATCTTCTTACCATACTCATAGATCATCACCTTGCCATTGTTGGCAGGGTTAGAAGGATCGTTGACCACAAGGATGTTTGACACATAGTGAAGACGGCGCTTCTGTTTACGTGCAGTTTCCTTGTCCTCTTCGATACCAGAGTTCCACAAACGAGAGTTCAGTTCAGATACAGGATCCTTCTGACCAATGGTAGTCAAAGACTTTTCGATATACCATTGACCCGTTGGGCCTTTGAACCCGTGATCCCAATAACGAATCCAAGGTGTTTCCATGCTTTCCGTTGCCGG